TGATTACCTGGTAGACATGACAGCAGACCCGGAACGGCACAGCAGCGGCATGGTAAGCGTGAACGTATACAGCGACGACACAGGCAAGCCACCGGAGGAGTTGGCGCCGCTGGTGCGTATAGCGCTTTGTGACGTGGTAATGCAGGCAGATGATGGAGCCTATTGTATTACCTGGGCCAGAACGGAGCTGTTTGAAATGAACGACAGCCAGAACCCTAACACCCTAGTAAACGGGTGTTCGCTTACATTTTTACTGATTGCATTCCCACAGCAGATCACACAGGCACCGGATCCAGCACTTGCAATGCAGGAATTTTTGAAACGCTGGGAAACAGACGCCCTTGTGATCAATAAAGATCATATTGAAAGTTTTTATGAGCCGAGTGACTTCCACCCGGCTATTTATGTGCGCATTTCTGGGACGAAAAAGAAACGCCAGACATGCGCACTCACATGGATGGAGTGCAGCATGGCCATACATGTGATCGCACCAACGCCGGAGGCAAGGAACAGCTGGACACGGTATCTATACGACACCCTGGCCAGACTGGGAGAAATTATCCTCCTGGACGGTGCACCGCTGCTTTTTGATGAATTGGCGGTTGATAATGCCGCCGACTACCTGACCAGGGGGCAGATAACCATCAAAGGGCAGTATGCAACTGAGAATTTCAGTGAGTATTCCCACCCGCTGAAAGAAACCTATTTCAACAAATAAGGAGGACGAAGAAATGGCAACAACCAAGAAGCCCACAGAAGCCACAGAAACGGCTGAACAGGTGCAGGCGGACAATTCCAGGGGCGAGGCCGTAAAAGCCGAAAATGAGGCGACTGAGAAGCCCACAGCACCGGTCTACACTGCCGAGGAATACGCCAGAGCAGCTGCAAAAGTGTTTGAGGGCAAATACAGCCCGGACATCGTGCGCGCTGCCTTTACAGTAGCAGGAAAGAAAGAAGCGACCAAAGCGGAAGCTGAGGAGCTTGTAAAGAAATTTGCCAACAAGGAGGTCGAAAACTAATGAGCGGATTTTTTGTTGTAGGAGAAAAGAAAGAACGTCCTGGCGTATACAAGCGCTATGAGAACGCGGGCGGAGTAGAAGCGGCCGGAGCTAGATCTGGCGTCGGTTGCGCACTTGTAACAGGTAACTGGGGAGCATTAAACACACCGGTTACGATTGACCAGAGCACTGATATTTCCAGCGTTATCGGCGCAGGTTCCTGACACGATGCTATCACAGCATTTATGGCCGGAGGCATGGAGGAGTGCGTTGTGGTACGTGTTGGAACGGGCGGAACACCGGCAACAATTACCCTGAAAGATACCACAGCCAGCACTGCTGTTGATGCTGTTGTGCTTACAGCACTCTATCCGGGAAACAGAGCATTTACCATTACCGTAAAGGCTTCCCTGGATGATGAAACAGCAAAAGAGGCAACCATCTACGAGGGAACAAAAGCCCTTGAAAAAGTAACCTTTGCAGCCGGAAAAACAGAGGTTGACGGAATTGTGGCCGCATTTGCAAACAGCAAGTACGTGAAAGCCACGAAGAAAGCTCCAGGAAACGGAACTCTGGCAGATATTACACAGAAAGCCTTTATTGCCGGTACAAACCCGACAGCAACCGCTGCAGCATACGGAGAAGCTGCAAACGCAAGCGAGGCAGAAGTGAGAGACATGATCATCGTTGACACCAATGACGCAGCAGTCCACACACTGATTGCAACTCACGTTGCCAGAGTGTTCCAGGAGGGGGCATATACCATGGCGACCGTGGCAGAGCCTAGCTCCGTGGCCATTGAAACCCGTATGCAGCACGCGGCGGCATTCAATGATGAAAAAATCCACTATGTACTGAATCCGTACATTGGCACAGACGGCGTTGAGTATGAGGGTTATATGCTGGCGGCAAGAATCGGCGGTCTGATTTGCGCCGGTGCTGCAAACGCTTCCCTGACTCATACCGTGATCAGCGGAGCAGCAGGCCTGAAAGAAACCCTGAACAGCGGAACCATTAAGAAAGCCCTGAAATCCGGTTGCCTTGTGCTGTCCACCAGCAAGAGCAAGCAGGTATGGATTGAAAAGGCGATCAACACTCTTGTAACCCTGAGCAAAGACCAGGATGCAGGTTGGAAGAAAATCCGCCGCGTGAAAGAGCGTTTTGAGCTTATGGACCGTGTTGAGCAGACTACAGAGGTCCTGATCGGCCAGGTAGACAATGACACCGACGGCCGCGCGGCTGTTATCGCAGCAGCCCAGCGCGTTGTTGACGCAATGGTAGGAGAAAAGAAGCTTCTGTCCGGTACCGTAATTGAGGACGAGGGAAATCCAGCACAGGGAGATTCTGCATGGTTCATTATTGCTGTTGACGATCTTGACAGCATTGAAACTATTTACCTGACATTCCGCTTCCGTTTTGCAGCTGAGGAAGATTCTGAGTAAAGAAAGGAGATAAAGGACAATGAGTATTATTAACACACAGGCGGTTGCTAACGCCAAGAAAGTGCTGACCGGAAAAAACGGCGCACTGTACAATGCAAAGGGCAAACTGCTGGCCACTATGGAAACATACCAGGCACAGGTAAATGTAACAAATACCAAGTTCCAGCCGCTGGGCGACCCGCAGGAACATGAGATTTTTACCAGCTATGGCCAGACGCTTACTTTTACCGAAATCGTGGTAGAGGACGGCGAGTTTATTACTGATCTGCTGGCCGGAATGAAGTCCGGAGAAATGCCGTCCTGGAACTTCCAGGGCGTTATTAAGGGCCGCAACGGTTCTGAGGAAAGACTGGTATACAACGATTGTGTACCGTCCGGAAATATTGACCTGCAGAACGTAACAATCGGCGACCTGATCAAGAGACAGTGGAGCCTGTTCGTAAACGGCGCAGTAAACCAGCAGGGCAAGCTGAGAGCCTAAAACCATATAACTACACAGACAGAGCCGCGGGGAATAGCCTCGCGGCATTTTTAAAATAAACCAGGAGGATTTGAGAACATGGCAACTAAAAATGTGAATTTAGAAAATGAGGCAGCTGTTGAAATGACTGAGGACGAGAAGAAAGCAACAGTGAGAAAGTACGAAAATGACATCCTGGGCGGACTTATGGCAGCCGCCGCATACAAGACAGACGCAGAGGAAGCAGTACCGATTGAAATTAAGAGAAACGGCGCTGTTGTGCTGTCTTTCCGTATCCGCCCTATGGGTGAAGATGAATATTTGAAGTGCAAGAAAGATAACACAAACTACAAGCGCAACAAGCAGCTGGGTACAAGAGTGGCAGAGAGTGTTGACGCTGCCAGATACCGTGCACAGCTGATCTATGAGGCAACTGTTGAGGAAGATCGTGACAAGATTTGGGATAACCGCGACGCATGGAAGAACCTGAACGTGCTGAACGGTATTGACCTGGTTGAGGTGGTTCTGAAATCCGGAGAGAAAGACGAGATCCTGTCCAAACTTGACGAGATTTCCGGATATCAGCCGACTATGGAGGACGTAGCAAAAAACTAATCGAAGCCGGCGGCAAAACAACGCTTATGCACATTATTTTCCAACGGCACCATATCCCATTCGACGAGTTTTTGAGCAAGCCAGAATGGGCGCAGGTGCTCATGCTGGAAAGTATGAAAATACAGCTGATAGCTGAGCAGAAAGCAAGAGACGGCACTGAGGAGGGCGGTGAGTAAAAAGTGGCCGAAACATTAACTATTGAAATCCCGATAGAAGCGGTTGACCGCACCAGTGCTGGTGTGCAGTCGGCCACCAAAAACCTGACGGCGTTTGAACGTGCGTGGGACCGTACACAGCGCCGCCTTGATCGGTTGGAAAGAGCGCACAATATTGATATTGAGCTGGACGACAACGCAAGCCAAGGACTGAGTCGGGTGTCTGACCAGGCGGAATCCCTGGACGGCGTAAGTCCAAGCGTTGACGTAGGTGTGAACAATGCAGCCACAGGAACCCTGAGCGACGTAGCAGACCAGGCAGCAACCCTGGACGGCACCGCCTCGGATGTTGAAGTGGGAGCAGACAACAACGCAACCGGAATTATTGACGACGTGGGCGACTCACTGACCGCCCTGAATGGTAATGAGGCGGTTGTGGGGTTAAGCGCGGATGATAGCGCCACCATGGAGATAAGGGACGCGGGCGACGCGCTGGCGTCCCTGGATGGGGATGTGGCAACCGTAGAGCTAACAGCAGACGACAACGCCACCCAGGCAATACGAGCGGCGGAGGACGCCACGGAAATGCTGGACGGTATGAGTGCCACAGCGGAGCTGGGGGCGGACGATAACGCCACCCCGATCGTAAGAGCAGCAGAGGACACTGTTGAGAATTTTTCCGGAAGTTCCGGATCCGCGCAGTTGGGAGCAGACGACAACGCAAGCCCGGTTATTGACAGTGTGCGGGATAAGGCAGCAGCCTGGGACGGCAGTGTCTGGACGGCCACGGTAAGCGTTGTGGATGCAGCCACGGCACCAATAAGTGCAATTATAAACGCTGCAAAGAACCCGCTGACGCAGGCGGGTGCAGCACTGGGTATCAGTGTAGGCCTGGGCGACACGGTAAACACATACAAGTCATTTGAAAGCATGATGAGTCAGGTCCAGGCTATTTCCGGAGCAACCGGGCAGGCGTTTGAGGACCTGACGGCAAAAGCCCAGGAAATGGGTGCAACAACGAAGTTCACGGCCGCGGAATCTGCTGAGGCTATGAACTACATGGCAATGGCTGGATGGCAGCCGCAGCAGATGATTGACGGTATATCCGGAATCATGAGTTTGGCAGCAGCTTCCGGGGAAGATTTGGCAAGCACTTCGGATATTGTAACAGATGCGTTGACAGCTTTTGGACTGAAAGCAAAAGACTCCGGACATTTTTCAGATGTATTAGCAAAAGCCACTGCAAGTGCAAATACAAACGTTGGTATGCTGGGAGAATCTTTCAAATATGTGGCACCGGTAGCAGGCGCCATGAAATACAGCGTCGAGGACACTTCCCTGGCACTGGGACTTATGGCAAATAGTTCCATCAAAGGAAGTATGGCCGGCACAGCTTTAAAGACTTCCCTGGCGAACATGGCAGCACCTACTGACAGCATGGCAACAGCTATGGAGAAGTACGGAATCAGC